TTGTATTGTGTTTGATCTAAGAACTGTGCCACTTCATAAATGTTTAAAGGACCTTGATTAACTCTTTCTGTCAAAGTTGGGTAATTAACTTTTTTAGAAAGTGATTGTAACTTATTTGTGATATCCAAAACTTGAGCAGCATCGTACTTAGCAAGAGGATCATTTTGCAAATCAAGAATAGGAGTAAAATTAGAAATATCATCTATACCCAACCTAGGTTGAACGAAAGCCGATGAATATCTACTTACCAATGGTGTAATTGCTTTACAAGTCATATCTTTTCCTTAGCTCTTAAAACTCATAATTAAGTCTTTTCCAACGTGCCACATCGTCAGGGTCATCAAGATTCACTAGACCTCTTATATCTGGGAAACCTTTTCTATTAATTACCTTATATCTTTCTGTACCTGTCTGCTGGCCATTTCGGACTTTGAGTACTGTATAAGTTGTTCCGACAGTCACAGTCTTTGAAGCTGATTGAGCAGCAATCAAATCAAATTCTGCATACTTACCTTCATAATTAGGTCCAAAGTTATAACCATCAATGAATGTATTACTTTTGCTATAATCTGGTATTACAGAAGCAGGTTCTGGATCTGCAGTCTCTTCTACTACTGGAGCAGGTGCTGGTCGTGGTGGTGGTGCGACAGTAGGCTCGGCATCATCAACAAGGTAATTAGTAATTGTAGTTGGTGCTGATCTAACAGTAGGTCCGCCACCAGATGGTTGTTTTGCCGGCACTGCTGGTAAACTAGGAACTATTGCGACTTCATCTGTTGCTGTTGCATAACTTTCTTTAGCTGTAGCTTTACCAGATTGTACAAAAGTTTTAGTTCCGTCTATATTAACATTACCATCACCGCCCTTTAAATCAATTCTAGGGGAATCATAAGTAATCTTTGATGCACCTTTAAATGCTATCTCACCTTGCGTTTCTTCATCATCAAGGTTAGCAGTTAATAAGAAGTTCTCTGTTGTCGTATGTACGTTCTTTGCCTTAAGAAAATACTCACCATCTGCATTGAGTGTAGTTAACCCACCAGAATTTGTTTTCAACATATCGGCAGCAAATATATTAACGTTATCTTCATATGCGTGAAGAGCCATTGAAGCGCCACGCATTTCAATACCGTCAGAAACATTAACTTGCATTTTACCACGAACTGTTAGACTATAGTTCTCACACTCTACGTTAACGTCACCATTTGTCCAAAGATTGTATGCACCACGATCTGCACGAATATTAATATTCTCACCGCCAGTGATATCATAATCACCTTCAGCAACAGATCGAATAAACCCTTCAGATGAATTTATTATATCACCACCAATAGACTTAACTTTAATGGTCCCGTTGTCATCTATTTGAACAACACTACCTGTGTGATGCACTAAAGAAATGAAGTTAGGGCTTACTGCTATTACACTTCCTTTGTTCTCATCATTTAAAGATTCGATAACACGTGTCTTTAGATTTCTAGTAGGAATAATAGTAGCTGCTTCGTTCCATCCAGATTCCCCATTTCCAACAGCAACTCCCTCTTTATCTAAAGTTGCTTGAATAGCAGCAGGGGTTGTGTGTAACTCTTCTCCAGTTAGATGAGGGTTAGATGGCGCTTTACCAAAGTTGTTAGCAGACTTAGTAGTTGCTCTCTTATAACCAGATGCACCTTCTACACCAAGCCCAGTTGGTACGTCTAAGTTTACACCAGGAATCGTACCTAGAATAAACGGGTGTTGTGCATCTCTACCATCTAAGAAGAAACCAAATACCCAATCTTCTTCTTCAAGGATTGCTTGAAATGCATTGCCACCATTTCTTATAACAGTTGCCCAAGGTAAATCGTCGGTAGTCACAGAGTTAGGTGTAGACCTAGTAGTGTTACCATCATCTGAACCAACGCCAGAAGAGTTTTCAGGTGGGGGTGGATGCACACCAAATGCACGAACTTTAACTCTAGCACCATTTGTTGCATCATCGACAAACTCGACTGCGCCTATAAACCAAAGTAAATTTTGAAATCCTACCGTAGACATTATAAAGCATCTCCTTGTCCATACATTGTCAAACTCATGTAAGTTCTATACTCAAACTTATCAAAGCTATGCTCAATACTTTCTATTACGTATATACCTGTATATTCAGCATCTCTATCTTTACCAAGAGGATTATATTTAAACTCATTCAATTCAATTTGAACTAGACCACCAGCAAAAAGATTAGTATTTCTTCCGTAAGTAGATATGGTTATCATATTCTGTTTACCATGATACTTATTTGCGCTTTTTGTAGTAAATATTTCTGGGTAATGCATATTCTCTCGTACAGAAGGATTTAAAATAGCGCCGTCAGCACCTTCTGAGAAGTAATCTTTAATAGTTAAGAAGTTTTGTGTTTCGCTTAAGTAGCTATCGACAAACTCTTGGTCATGATTTAATTTAATCTCTGTAGGAGTAAACACATCATCAACTTCTTCTAGGTGATTATACTCATACACAATAGGAGTTTTATTTAGAATGTCAAGTTCGGTAACTCTCATCTTATAAGCACCATACTTCATATCTTGCATAGTATCTACTTTATTACCAAAATCTATAGAAAGTAAATCTGACATTAACTTACGTTGTGCTTCTGGTGTAGTATCTTTAATCATGTTGTATTTAAATATTGGAATACTATCGATATCTTCATTAGCAATGTCAATCATATCTTCGAATGTACCAAAGTAAAAATGATCTCTTGTTTCCCAAAATCTAAATAGCATACTAGAGTTTTCTCTACTAAACGCACGTTTCGCTAGAAAGTCCATTGCTTCATCGGGTCGCATATTAGGTATGACAAAGTTATGTTCACCCTCTGTTGCTTGTGATACGATTAAAGTCTTGGCTGGCACGTCTTTAAAAGAACTCCAAGAGAGTTGTGGTTGTGTGTAGAAATCTTCGTAAAGGTCGTTTACGATTTTAGATATAGTACCATTGTATGCTTTTTGAACTCTATATGAGTCTGAAATAAATTTCTCACGTGAACAGAAGTGTAATGTAAATTCAATGATCTGATCATCTTTTTCATTGATTGGTCGCACGTCTGTTACGGAATAGATAAAGTATCTTTCCTTTTTTATTTCACCAAAATAGTCTGAGTATACTATTTCTAATTCTTCTTTACCACTAATATCTTTGATGATATTATTAGAATCAACAATAGTAACGTTACCGTGGACATATGCTTTATCCAAGGATTCGACTACATTCCAGTTTTTAAGTTCTGCAGAAACATCAATATCAATATTGCTAAAGGACGATACAATAGCAAATCTATCTAATGAATATCTACCTGCTTCTTTAGTTTCTGACATTCTTCATTAAACTCTTTAATTCATTTTGTAGTTGTGGGGCAAAACTGTTGTTGATTAGATTGATTGTTCTTAGGCTTTGATTTCTATCATATTCATAATCATAAAATCTATATGCTTCCCAAAGCATACCAGAGTCTTGATCATTAGTAAATGTAGGTACTGAATAGTTTTCAGATTCGACTTCATATCCTAACTCTACATATGCTAATCTTTCATATGATTCCTTTGACAATTGTATCTCTTCACCTGTAGAGAAGACACCATTGAAGTGTAAAATATTATCTGTGATAGTTGCATTCTGAGTCCAGTAAAAAACTTCATCATCTAAGTCTTCTGTTTGATCTCCAGTCGATGCTCTATACTGATCTTCGTATTTTACCTTCAAGAACTCATCAAAGACTTCATCTTTTTTAGGCCAATCGCTATAAGGATCGATTATGTTATTAGCAAGAAATACTAACCATACATAATCAGTAGAGCCGTAATAGTAGTAAGCTATATCTTCTGGCATATCATCTTCGGTAACAGTGTAAGGTAAGTATAGATTTGGATCGTTTCTATATTTGTCTAAGACTTTTGCACGTCTAGTTATATCAACTATTTGACGTGTATGATAATCAATTCTAGGAAAGTTTTTGAAATAATTTGGCATTATACTCCTCCATCGTCTTCATAATCAGCAGCAGTGTGAATTGTTTGTTCTACAGCAGTCATTTGAATGTTTACGAAAGCGGGTCGTCCGCCCTTTAGAATACTTTGACCATTTGGTGTATAGTCTATACTAAACTCTCTAATCATACAAGGCTTCATATAAAAGAAGTAATCTTGATCAACACCTAAGAAAGTTATTTGAGCAACACTTGGGTATGTCAATAGACCTCTATCAAAAGAAGTGGCTGAATTAGTTTCACCCTCCTTTAAAGGATTTTCATACGTTGGGTGAATTTTTTTCTTAATAAAACGATTCATCTTTTTTAAGGTTTCGCTATCTTCTGAGGTCGAAGGAGATAGTTCCCAGTTAAACGTATGAGTTTTTAAGTTGACACCATCAAACATTAATGTCGTATGTGGATTGATTGCTCTAGCTTTTGACGCTTCGATAGCAGATCCTATCTCAGGTGAAATAGCACCTAGACCAGCTCTTGCCAAAAATTGTGCAATACTAACGCTATCATTTGCCAAATCGGAGATACTATCATTCTCACCACCAAAAAGTTTTTTTACTTTATCCATAATACCTTGTGCTGCCGCTCCACCTAGTTTTGAAAAATCGAGGCGGTCTCCTATAACATCAACTGCTCCAGCACCAATAATTCCTAACTCTTTACCATCTACTTGCAATGAAGAAGTCTCTGCTAATTGCTTTGGTAACGGTAGTACTATACTATCACTCGTAACGCCATTAATTCCACCACCTGATCCGTACTCATAATTTTTAAAATTTATAACCATGCAATGTCTTCCCAAATTACTAGGAAAAGTGTACGATGTTCCCGATCTAGCATTTCGCTTTCCTCTGTTAATAGTGTTAGCAGCAGGTTTTACGAATGGTACATTAAATGTAAATGACATTAATTTTCTCTCTATAAATAGAATTGACTACTTTAACTTATTTATATGGTATAGTGATGGCTTACTCTGGACGGTTCAAACCAAAGAAACCTAAAAAATATATTGGTGATCCCACTAATATTATTTATAGATCATTATGGGAATTTAAGCTAATGAGATATTTAGATTCTCATCCAAATGTGATAGAGTGGGGTAGTGAAGAATTGATTATACCATATCGTAGCCCTATCGACGGAAGAATGCATAGATACTTTCCAGATTTCATTGTGAAACAGATAAATAAGTATGGGAACAAAGAAACAATAATCATTGAAGTGAAACCAGCATACCAAACTATCGAACCAAAGAAGAAGAGTAAAGTGACAAAACAGTATATTAATGAAGTCAAGACCTGGGGTGTTAATCAAGCAAAGTGGAAAGCAGCCCAAGACTTTTGCAAAGATAGAAATTGGAAGTTTCAAATAATGACAGAACACGAACTAGGAATTAAGTAATGGCAATTCTATTTGACGAAATTCTAACAAAGGGTGTTAGAGCCGGACAGATACCAGCACGTGAAAACAACGCACGTGATTGGTATAGAAATGCCGCTAAGACTTTTGGTAGAGTAAACGATTCAAGTCTTATGAGAGGCGATGCGTCACGCTTAACATCAAGACCTGCTATCGGTCAAATGTATATGTATTACTATGACGCAAAGCATAAAGAAACATTACCATACTTCGATAGATTTCCATTAGTGTTTCCATATAAGATTGTTAAGGGTGGCTTCATGGGTATTAACATGCACTATCTACCATTGATATATCGTGCCCAACTAATGGATGCACTATATGACACTGCTACTAATACAAGATACGATGAGTCCACTCGCCTTCGATTAAACTATAACATTTTATCAGGTGCGGCTAAATATAGATACTTTAAGCCTTGTGTTAAGCATTATCTAACAAGTCAACTTAGAAGTCGTTTTCTATACGTATATCCAAGCGAATGGGATATTGCATTATTCTTGCCACTCGAAAGATTCCAAGGGGCATCAAAAACAAAAGTCTTTGCAGACTCCAGAAAAAGCATGGGAAGAAACTAATGGCATTTAGCATTTCAGAATTTAATAGTCAACTTAATAAGCATGGGGTTGCTAAGAATAATTTATTTCTCGTTACTATCGCACTCCCTCCTGCATTATCTAGAGATTTGGGAGTATCACCATCTCCTGGGGCTGAGCCTTTGGGTATATCTCCTGCGGCTAATTCATCTCCACCAAAACTACCAGTAGAAGACCTTAAGTTCTTTTGTAAAGCAGCAACATTACCTGAATTGACTGTTCAGACAGTAGATAATTTTCCAAACACTTTTGGTACACCTGATCGTCGTCCAAGTGCTATGCAGTTTACTCAACTTCCTACCGTATTTATGGTCGATAGTAATTTTAAAGTTAAAGAATACTTTCATTCGTGGATGCAAAGAATTGTTAACTATGATAGACAATCGCCTATGGGGTTTGTGGATGGAAGATTACCTTTTGAGATTGCATATAAATCAGAGTATAGTGCTGGAGTAACGATTGAAGTTTATTCTTACGAACAAAAAGCAATCACTTACACATACAAATTTGAAGGTGCTTTTCCAACAAGTATTGGTGAAACTCAAGTCTCTTGGGAAAATGCAGCAGAAATTATGACGTTGCCAGTTACATTCACATACGATACTATGATAGTACCAGGTGCCAAGGTAGGCAAAGTTGAAACTACATCAAGTCGTGGTAGTGGTATACTTGGATCTCTTTCAGCGTTGAATAGCTTTGGTCAAGCAATCAATCAAATACGTAGACCAAGATCGATACAAGACACGATTAACCAATTCACTAACGCACAAACAATATTTAGAAATTTTTTATAGATTATAGGAGTATATTATGGGTTTACCTAAAATTGACATGCCACTCTTTGAAATTGAGGTACCATCAACGAAAAAGAAAGTAAAGTA